GCGCCCGTACCAGTCTCGTCTGAAATGACACCAGCAAGTTCTGCCGAGGTAGTAGCAGCGAACACTGACAGGTCATCAGCCACCATAGCAACAGTTGTACCAAGGTCACTGATCTGAGATTCAGTAATGTTACCTACTGCGGTAGTCCATGTCAACGTTGTGAATGTACCAGCAGCGGCGGCAGCACCCCCGACAACCACAGAATCGAGAGTGCCACCGTCAATATCAGCAGTCAGTACTTGTCCTAAGTCTGACCAAACCGCTGCACTTGCATCAGGAGTCCCTGTAATCGTAGGGGATGCAAAGGTAGGTGTGGTAAATGTTTTGTTGGAGAGTGTCTGAGTAGCAGCCTCAAGCACAACAGTGTCACTTACACCACCCAGATCAGGAATGGTGAAGGAAACGTTACCAACAGTTTGGGGGGAAACTACAAGTTCAGCCCGGTAGGTGCCTGTATCAAAGTCAATACCAGTAGATGAGAAACGGAGTAGTTCACTGCCTGATAGAGACAGGCCAACCACACCATTAGACTCACGCCAGAAACCAGTACTAGTCTCATTGGCAAACGACAGTCCCGGCAAAGCTTCCGAGCCATCATTGGCAGAGAATACTACGCCTTGAATCCACTGAGAGATTCCGATAGGTGTGTACTCAGGTGGCGGCGTGTTGTAATTGATACTAGTTACTGGCATGGGTTCCTCCTACTTGTTACGATAACACTTCAGACGCTAGTAATTCAAACGAACGGGTAGGTTCCTGTGCTACCTCGTCGTATAGCTCTACCTCCCTAGGCCAGCCAAGATGTAATTGAACTGAGACACCATCGGTAAACTTGTCTCGACTTATGATCGGAGCATTACTACCGTTCTCTGCAAGGGAACGCAAGAAGTCAGCCTCCGTTGTGCTATCTACCACAACAGTGAAAGCATACAGCTTGCGGTGCTCAGGTCTACGTACTCCGTCTACTTGGAATCCATGCAGATTTATGTACTCACTAGAGGCATGTCCACTAGACTCGAACTTGAATTGAATCTCCTTACCAGTTGCGTTACCCATGTTACGATGCACATCAGAAGAGAAGGCTGCTCCAATGGTAGTCCAGTTAGCCGTGTCAGTCACACGGTAGTAGGCTTGTACTTCACCACCAGTACGAGTAACCTGAGCCGACATACGGTTGAGTAACATGGACACAGCCGCTTCGTTGTTGTTGAAGAATGGAGTCTCTACTGTCCAGCCGTTGTTGTACACGTCCCAGTTACGCAGCTTGTACCTAGTCAAGACGTTGCCAATGGCTATCATCATGTAAGGTTCACCATCGTGGGCACTAACTTGTGCCATTTCAACAGAGCCAGTTACAGCAATCAATGGACTCCATGTGAACAGACCACGTTCTTTCTCTACTCCCTTATACACAACAGACTTGTTGGCTAGGAGCGTTGTAACGTACACTGCGTCGAGATCAATGGACACATCTAAGATATCCCCCCGCACACCAGTGAATGGCACGTTTTGTTTTGTTTCATATGGCCCGACGTTATCAATACTGAACTCGTTGAAACCTAGAGAGCGTAGTAGGAACATAGTCTTACCATCACTACCCCAAGTGTCCTGTCCTTCAGAGTCTAGGATACTGAATGCGTTACTGTTACGACGTGACTGCATCTTGCTGTTGATCTGCACAGCTTCCGGTTCTCCATCACTGTTCTCGTGGATGATGTAAGGCCCGGCCTGTGTTGAGATAAATAGGAACCCACTCTGTACCCACATGTTTGTGATTGGGTCAGGCATCGTGAGCTTCAATGTAAACGTGGTTGGAGTGGCGGCATCCGTTGATACGTACAGCTTGTTGTCGTCTGCTATCCATGTCTGCTCCGCTGTGCCGTTGTACACAGAGGCGATGAAGTCACAGTTCACAGGAGTACTGACTGTTTGGGTAGACAGTGTACCATCCCAGTCCGATGTAGTCTTGGCTGCTAACTCGTAGAAACGTGCGTTACCTCCACCGTCATTACCAGCGGCGATAAGCATTGTCTTGTTGTGAATGGTATATGAACCTGTGGCACCAGTGATCGTACCCTTCGATGTTAGGGTAGCTCCATCCCAATGGTACAGGTTGGTAGATGAGATGATTGCTGTCTCGTTTTCAAATGCCCCTACTTTGAGCGCAACGCCACTGTAAGCTCCTACAGACTCACTACCCGGCCCATGTAAGGCCAAGCCTTCTTCAGTGAGGTCTACACCGTCACCAGTGGCTATTCGTAGGTTAGTTCCCGGTGCCTGTCCCTTAGCTCTCTTGAGGCCAGAACCAAAAGAAGCATTGTCCATACGAATATCAACACGTGTCTCTTCCTCTGGGCCATTCACCTGCCAGAACTTACGTCCATTCTGTTTGAGTAAGCGAAACTTGTGAGTGACCCCACTAAGTGCTACCTTTACATCCCAGTCAGCCATTAGGGTGTGCTCCAGTTCAGCTTAGTTCCACCCTTACGCCGTGGTTGTAAAATGGCAGGGGGGATTTTCTTATACTTACGATTGGCTACCTTGATCTCTTCTTCCCAGTCTGTCTTGGCGGCAGATGAGCGAGATGCAACATCACCCGGTGCAGCAAGGATACCTTGTCGAAACAAGTTACGAGCTACGTAAGGGATAAGTAGGTTCTCATCCTTCTCATCGTAGTCAGCTAGGTCAGCAGTCTGTATACCAATGAGGCGTACAGTGCGACCAGTACCCGGCAATGCATTCAGGCGTAGCTTGTTAGTCTGTCCCGGTATGAACTCCCAGTTGAAGATAGTTGTAGACTTCTCTGAGTCATCCTCATTCACCAACTGAATGTCACGGAATGCACCGAGTGGGTCATCAAAGGACGCAGCGGATATGTCGTAGGTCTGTTGGTTGGCAACGATTGTAAACTCATACTGAGCTTCCTTGAAGATGGTTGGGAAGATAGACTTGCGTACGCTTTCAATCACCCTGTCCTTGTGAGCAGCACTGAACAACTTGTGGACACTGTAGGCTGTGGCGTTAGGAATAAGGGCCGAATAGTCACCACGGAAAGCTACTGTGCCATCTGTCTTAGACGTAGCAAAGTTCTCTTCACCTGTTGCAGTGACCGCTCCCTCGATCAAGAAGGAGGTTTCAAACTTGTCAACGAAGGCATCGTCATCATACTTGGCTAGCTCAGTGTCAATAAGATCGTCTGTTCCTGAACCATCAGAAGTCGTGGTGGACTTGAAGTAGTCACCAATCTCTTCACTCAATTTGTCTCTCATAGTTGTTACTGTTGCCATACTGTCCTCCTGATGTTAGTATATCAAATGACTATGCGAGCATCACTGATGAAGCCAAAGATTTGATTGGCATCTACCTTTATCCAGATTCGTCCCGAAGTAGCACTAGCTGCACCTGTGTCTCCAAACTGAATCTCCCCTATCTCCATGTCAGCTAAGACTGGGTTAGAGCTACCCCTGTTATTGATGCCATGCAGTGGGTTATCTTTCATATCGAGATTGTCATACACATGGATATCTTCTACGTGAATAGACCCTAGTTGATCATCCGTACCTGAAGAACCAATAGACAGGTTGAGGCTTCCACTAATGGTTATGTTTGCAGCTAATGCAATACTTCCTCCACCAGTGTCATCTAGTGTAGACGTTTTTACAGTGGTTGCTTTTACAGATAAGAAGGCGGTAGTCTCACCAATGGTTGAAGTACTAGAGTTCGTAGCCTCAAGGTCATTAGTAGTCAGGTTTGTAATAGTACCTGTGGTGACAGTGTTGAGCGTAGTTATATTGACAGTGCCCATTGTTGTGGTACCTACCACAAGCAGTGTGCTGTTGACAGTAGCTCCTGCCATAGTCGTAGCACCAGTGACTGTAAGAGTACTGTTGACCTGTACGTGACCTGAAGATGTGAGAGAGGTGGTACTAGTGCTACCAAGTACAACTGAGCCAGTGTTGGCTGTGAATGTCCCTACTACACTTAGGGTACTATTTGCTTGAATATGTCCGCTAGCTGTAATTGTGGACGTAGTTGTTGACCCTGTGACCGTAAGGGCGGCGGCGGTTAGTACACCGGTTATAGTGAGCGTACCTAGCGTGAATGGGTCTGGGTGTTCATATACAGGTGTTGGGTTCAACCTGTTCGTGGGTATTGCGCCTACAAATGTGTGGCTACCCTGTGGTTCGGGAGAGCGTGGTGCTCGTGACATAAGTAGTACGGGGGGAAGCAGATGTTTAGTCCACCTCCCCCCGATTTTATTACGTTACTGGTAGAACGGCGTGACCAACCTTGACCAACGCAGCAGAGAAATCTGCGAACGTAGGGGTTGATGTGCCACCAATCGTTACCGACAAGTTCCAACCAGAGCTACGGACAGGTGGAAGTGGGATAATGTAATTACCCTCAGCTTCAATCGTGTCTACGTGGCTGATCGAAATCTTGTTGTCTGCGTCAGTCGAAGTGACAACAGCAGCAAGAGTCGGGTCAGTTCCAGTGGGAGCACTTGGGCAAGCCAAGAGAACACCAAGGCTAGAGCCTAGTGCTACTTCCTCTGGGATAGTGAACGCATTCGTTGCATCGGTAGCCGTGAGGTCTGCCTCTGCAATGATGATGCTGTCGCTATCAATTGGGCCGAAGCCGTTTTCATTAGTTCCTAGTGCGGTACTCATAGTTAGGCTCCTTTCTTAGTTGAACAGTGGGTCTACACCGAACAGGCGAACAACAGAACGTTTGTTCCATGCACCAATACCGACCTTCCACTGGAATACAACTCGGTGGGTTACACCGTCGTCAATAATCCTGTCGAGAGGGGTAGTAGGTACACCCTGTTGCAATCCGTGAACGTAAGGCTCACCGAGTCGCATGATGTAGAATGATGTGTTGTCCGCACCAGTCGTTGCAGTACCATCGTCACTTTCGGTGGCGGTGATAATCTTCGTGGACTGGTCGGCCTTCGTACCTGCACGGTAGAAAGGAACGTTTGCGAACGTGTTGATCTTGCGATCAAAGTTGTCCTGCGTAGAGGCCAATAGACCTTCACGTCGGGCAACAGATGATAGCGAGAGATAACCTTCTCGTCCAGTAAGGATTGCCGAGGCTCCGATGGAGTCAGCGTCCTCACCTGCGTCAACTCGATCAATACCGTCAGCCACTGAGTCAAGGAAACTCTGGTTGATTGCACTGGTTGAGCCGAGAGCGGCGTTAGAGAAGTCGATCTTTGCATCAGTATGTCCATCAGCTACGAACTGATCTACACGCTGTGAAAGTCCATTGAAACCGTCTGAGTCGGCGGTCTTGTCTCCGTTCACGAACCTGTCCATAAATGTGTACTGGAAGCGGTTAGGCTGCTCGTTCAGGTTGTAGGCATAAAGGTCTTGTTCCTTTTCACCATTCTCCATGAGAGCAGTATCAATGTCAATCTGACCACCAAGCAACGACAGGGAATCCTGAGCGTTACGTAGGTTGTCCTTCACCGTAGTGAAAGCTGAACCAAACTGTCGGAAGTTTGCTTCGGAGAAAGAATCATTTATCCACTTACGAACCCACAATGAGTTCACGTTCTCGAACGGAAGTGCATTCATGAATGCAGATCGTCGTGCGAAGTTGAGCGTAATGCCAGCAACGGTGGTTTCACCCATGCCAGCAGCCATGTCAACTAAATTGACTGGGCCTGTAGCCATTTTGCTACCTCCTATTTGTTAGAGTGGGCCTTACGGAATAAATCCATAGGGTCTACTTTGGTAATGTCTTTAGATGGAGGACTTCCCCCACCCTTATCTACGGGGCCAGCGTTAGGGTCGCTATCCTCGTCCTCGTCCTCGTCGCTCTCATCCTTGGTCTTTTTGGCTTCCTTTGCTTTCAATAGAGATGCTATGAACTTTGCGCTGCCATTATCCATATCTACGTCTGCTGGGTCAAGACCTTCAGATTTCACGGCTTCCACTAGCTTTTCACGCTGCTTCTGTGCAGCACCTTCAGCTTCTGAGGCATCGTCGTTGGAGGCAGGGCCATCCTGTTGCTCCGATTTAGGTTCTTTTCTCTGAGTCCGTTCTTTGAAAAGCACTTCAATCATACGCTTCTGCTTATCATCGTCTGAAAGATTTTCAAACTGTGACTGTTCCAACTCAGCAAGCTTCTCTTCCGCAGCAGTGGCACGATCTAAAATCTTTTGCCCTGCCTTGTTCTGATCAGATTGCCCCTTGGTATAACCCGCAGCCGTTGCAGCTTTTTCAGCAGCCTCAATTGCAGCCTTTACCTCTGGGTTGTCGAGTACGTTTTCGTTGTTTCCACCTTCGCCATCTGGCATGATGCGTTCTCCTTTTGTTGTGGTTGATACCACAATCAGTGGTACCTCTGTAATTATTAGATCAAATGCTTGACAATCATGTCAAACACTAGAAGCCACCAGCCCCTCCAAAGCCACCCCTTCTAACGGGGGGAGCAGATGGAGTAGTCTTAGGTGCTGCAATGAATGTCTTGTACCAGTGTTCCATCGCTGGGTCATTGGCACGTAACTCTTCACGCTTCTTTCTGATCATCGCTTCCATCATAAGTAGCATTGGGTTAGCTACCAGAATATCTCGTGCCTCTCGACTGTAGGCAGATGCCTTGTTAGGGTCGATCTGTCGTTCACTCAAGATCACTGCGTCACGGTAGCCTGATGCTGCACCACGTAGTTCAGGGTTAGTCTCGGCTAACTGAGCCATGACGTTATCACGAACACCGTAGTACTCCTGAATGTATGGGCGAGCCAGCTTCAATCCACGATCAAGTGCTGTGGTAGTCTTGTTGATCTGTGCCTGAATGTTGTCGTACAGTGGGGACTCTTTGTAAGAATCCAGAATCTGATCTCGTGCTTCATAGAAGAGTGACCAGTTTGTTTCACCTGTGTACTCGTCCACAAACTCCGCAGCCTCTGGGTCTATTGAGTAGTAAGTCTCCATTGCTTCATCCACTGGGTGAACCATAGGTGGTACCCCACCAAACTTCTTAGTCCAAGCCTGACGCTCACTGAGTGTGACTGGTACATCTGCAAATTCCCCCTGTCCCTTGATAGCTTCAAAGGCAGCGGTTCGCTGTGACACAAGAGACTTGTACTCACGCTGTGCGGCCACGCCTGTCAGTTTACCTTGCTCCCAGTTAGTTGATACACCCTGTAGTTTGATTGTGTATGTGTCCTGCATGGTAGCTACTTCCTGCCAGAACTTGTCAATGCGACGTAATGCTTTCTGTTCCTCAAGAGGACGCAGAGAGTTAGACGCAGCAATCCAAGCTTCGTAGTTAGGAACCTGTTCAGCCATAGCTTTGCGCTGCTGTCCACTAACTGCAATGACAGAGTACAGAGGCACACCTACACGCTGGAACTCTTCTTGCTGTTCCTTCGTGATACCAGTAATGTTCTGGATTGCTTCTGCCTGATCTTTGATGAAGTTAGTCTTAGACGCTGGGCGGTAGCGCAAGAACGATGCCTGTTGCATGATGATCATGTTTCGGGCAGCTTCCTTCTGGGCCACGTACAACTTCTGGTTGGCTACTTCATCTCCGTTGTCCCTCTTAGTTCGTAGTGACTGTGGGTTCTCTTTGAACTTGTCAGCTACAATCTGGTCGGTAAGGAAATCCATGTATCGAGAGTTCAAGGTCAATGCCTCAATCCCCGGTATCTTAGCTCCTAGGTAGTATGAACCCTGTGTCAACAATGCCAGCGGTGGTGGGGCAATGTTACCTACCTGTCCCTGCATGATGTCAACACCTGCCGTGATTGGTGGGTTTAGGTAGAAACCAAAGCGTCCCATCCAGTCAAGACTCTGTTCAATTCCACCACGGAAACCACTGTGGTATTCAGGGAAGTCCCTAGCACCAAGGCGGCGCATACCACCAAGGATTGTACCCTTCATCGGGTTGAACTCAAATCCTCCTACGGGGGGAGCATAACCGTAATCCCAGTCACCAGCAGACTGCGCCATGTATTTACCAAGCACTGGCTTTGAACCAGCGGTAGCAGCTAGGCGTTTCCACCGACGAGACTCGTACATCCAGAACGGCATGAGCCTCTGCATGAAGAAGTCGATACTGTTTCGTCCATCGTAGTTGATAAAGAATCGGTCGTGTTGCTCGTTGGCCTCACGTCCAGCAGCCTGTCGTGCGTCTTTCATCTGAGCCATAAGTTCAGGAGAGTCATCCATCTGCTTTGCAATCTTCTCAGTGTACCCTTCCATGCCTTTGAACGCTTGCTCAAGGTCAGGTAATTCCTCACCCTTCTTGCGCATGTTCTCGATTGCTTCTTGGGTACGCTTCCATTGCTCTCCAATTGTGGAATCCTCGATCTCTAACAGACCGGGCGGGGTGTCATCAACTGGAACGTAAGACTCGAATGGTGTCTGCTTGTACGCACGAATACCATCGTCTGTCATACTGATCGACATGATACCATCGGCACCAGTCCTGTCTATGTTGAGTAGTCCCTTTTCCACCAGTTCCACAGATGCTTTGGTTGGGAAGATTTCTGTCTCTCCCATGAGTACACCCTTCATCAGATCAGCCTGTGAGGTTGACAGTTGTGGGTTCTCACCAATCATGTGTGCCTTGGAGTAGATACGTCGAATCAATTCAGATCGGTTGGTAGGAGCCTGACCAGTGCGGTCGATCTCGTTACCAATGCGAGTGCTCATACCACTACTCTCAAGTAGTTCCGCAACTTCCTCTAAGTTACTAGGGGCTGAACCTTCGCCTCCCTTGAGTACAGCTTCCACTGATTCATCAAAGGTTTTCTGTGAGAGGCCACCAATAGTGGTAGCACGTTCAACTGACAACTGCTTCTCAAGGTTCTTCATCATCGCAGCTTGTTTCTTCTGCAACTCAGTTACCTTCTCAGCTAGCTCAGACTTACGTGGCCCACTAGTGTTTGGTAGTTTCATTTCATTTGTAGCATTGATCAGATCACGTTGTACATTCTCCCAAGCAGGGCGAGCCGCATTAGGAACGACCTTGCCGAACTCGTTGACTTCCTTCTGGTAAGCCATAGCTACTTCCTGTTGCAGTGTTTCCACTGTACCCACGTCAAAGCCTTCACTCTGTGCAAGACGGAGAGATGCCTTGTGGTTAGCTGTCTGCTTACGCAACTGCTGTAGCTCAGGGATTGTGTTGTGCTGTCGCTTGTTCAACAGGCGTTCGTTACGCTTGATCACCATGCCTCGTTCAAGGTTGATGTTCTCAATAGCGATACGTGTGTTACTGATCTTCTGATTCACAGCGTTGAGAGATTCCTCTCCCACTTCTGCTAGCTGACGTTGTTCCTTAGCCATGACACGCATAAGGCCAGCGATCTCATCGTCCATGTCAGTAATGACGGACTCGAAACCTTTCTGGTACAACTCTTCATCAATACCACGTGGCTTGCTTGTCTTGAATTTATCCAACAGAGAGATGTAGTCAGACCTACCACTGCTGGCAAGGTTGGCTCGCTCTACTGCGTGACTATCCCAGATAGCATCCATTGCTGGATAGAACTCATCGAACCAGAACTTGGTGCCTCGTTCATTCTTAGGAGTAGTCTCGAACAATACCTTTCGCTTGTCAATAACTTCCTGCCATGTAGACTTGTTCAAGTTATATGTGTTGGTAGCAGCCTGAACGACACGATCAATGACCTGATTTGCTGATTCCCCCCGTATACCGGGGTCACCTGCCTTCACCAAGTCCTCAGAAAGTACCTTCTTTGACTGCTCAGAGACACGGAGAGCCGTTTCGTCGAGTGTCTTGGACAATCTCTCCATTGACTCGTTTATGACTGTCTCTACGTCCAACCAAACCTCGTCACGAATCTTAGTTCCTTCCTTGGAAGCAAGCTGTCGTGCTCGGTGCTGGGCATGTCGCTGCATTTCGTTAGGCAAATCCTTCAACGCATTGGATGCGTGAGACAACGTGTACAACATATTGACTGCATCAGTCTGTGACTTAGGTGCAATCTGACCTACTGTGTTTAGGAAGTCGTTGTATCGCTGTTCCACTGCCTGTGGTGTGAACTTGTGCCAGTCGAGCAGTCCTTCGAGTGCATCGTCCCGCAGTTGTTCCACGTTACCAGCGTTGACACCATCTGACCACACGGCTTTCTTCAAGGCTCGTCGTACGTCCAATGGAATCTCTTGGTAATCCTCAAGGACACCAGTCATTGCTCGACGGTTGAAGTCTGTCGGTGCCAGTGTCATGTCATCGGCTAGACCCTCAAGACCGGGGGGAAGTTCACCCGTAGTGACATTCTTCAGTTCTGTAATCAGTGATTCATCAGCACCCGCTGTGCGCAGGTTGTTGTAGAATGATTTCTGGTAGGCATCGTTCCAAGCACCACGACGGATAGCACGTCCGAAATCGTTGGACATTTCTCCACCAAAGTACTTAGTCATCTTCTCTGTGAGAGATTGTACTGTGCCTGTCTCACCTGTGCCATAAAGTCCTAGGGACTGAAGCATCTTAGTCGAACCTTCGTTCTGAATGTTCAACAGGAATGAGGATGGGGCAGCATCTCCTAGGAGGTTAGCTGTGGATAGACGGAAGGCAGCGTCGTTCATACCACCAGTCATAAATGATTTGGAGTTCATACCCATGAGTGAGAAGAATGAATCCTCCACTACGTTCATTGGGCCGAACATGGTAAAGGCTAGGTGAGCCAGTGACCACGGACGCACAATAAGAGGTTCGATCTTCTGTAGATATGTGTTGGTCATGGACTGAAGTTTTCCGTTGATCTGTTTGGCGTACTGTTCTGCCACACCATCGTCTAGCTGCATACGTGTCAGTACAGACTTGATCTTCTCTGTACGCTTCACACCATTACCTACGTCGTTACCACCCGGCAATCCCTCGAATGGGTCAAGGCTGATACGCTTACCACCTTGGTTGATTGAGTCACGCTCGAACCCAGCCACCATGTTAGCCATGTTCTCTGCGAACTCTCGTGGGGTAGACTCTTTCTGAGCCAATGCAAATTTGTCGAACTTCTCAGGATGCTTTCCACCCTCACTAAGAATGTCCTCTAGGTGATTCCACATATTACCAATAGAGAATGGGTCGCCCTGCTGCATGTCACCCACGTCCACACGTGCAATGAAATCATTGACGAGGCCGGGGTTACCAGAGTTGATCTCGGTACCAAAGAATGAAGCCACACCCTGATGCACACGATTACGTGTCTCTTCAACAATAGAAGTAGAGTGCGGGGCAAGTAGTCCCCCCACACCCGGTACAGATTTGGCAGCTTTCACTGGAACCTTCAAGGCAGCAGCGGTTGCTACGTTCGGAAGTTGGTCAACGTAGTTCGCACCCATGAGAATAGGCTTGAGTCCCTTTGGTGCACTAGCTGCTAGTTTGCCGGGGATACCAAAACCTACAAGGTTCAGTGGGTCAAAGATAATCTCGGCTGCACCCTTGACTCCCCAAGCTGTGTCTGCATTTTCATACGTACGCTTTAGGATTTCATAGGTGTCCTTGATGTCAACGTCACGGATGGCCTTGCCCTGCTCACGAGCAACCTGCCTACGTGCAGCCTCAAACTCTTTATCAAATGATTGTTCGCCCGGTAACAGCTTAGACCCTACAGTCAGAGCACCTGCTGCTGCTGGCTTGTTGATGTTCTCGACATACCAGTCAACTGTCTTGAGGGTACGAAGCATCGCCCTCTTCCACATTGGGAGGTTCTTTGCGGCCTCTGGTAGCTGTTGTTCAACTACTGTCTGGGGAATAGGAGCGAGGTCACTACCCTGAAAGGCGGTCATGTGTGAGGTAAAGTCAATATTTAGAGGCCGACCCAACTCCACGATGCGAGTGTACGCCTGTTCGGGGGGAAGTGCATTCTCAATGTTCTTTACTGCCTGAGCAGCATATCGTGTCTGTTCCTC